CTCCTCCTCGTCGGAGTCGATCGAAAGGTTGACGTACTGGGCCGAAATGTCCCACCAGTAGTTGCCGAGCCCACGAATGTCGACCCTAGCACGCTTATGGCCGTACAGAAAAAGCGGCGCGTTTTCGGTCGCCCACTTCTCGGCCTCTAGGTAGCCGTCCTTATCGGACACAATCCATCGCAGCGTGACCTCACGCTCCAGTCCGCCCTTGTCGTTGACCGTCAGACCGCCGGAGCCCGAGTCAAACAGTTCGATCTCTTCTGGATATGCCATTGGCTCACTTATGCAAACGCAAGCCCGCCCGAACGGGCGAGGCCAACAAGGTCTCGTAGATGCCTAGCAGATTCGGCAACAGATGCCGCTGTTTTCTCCATCGGCGTGACAAGCGCTTCGTCGCCGCCGGCAACTGGGGCAGCACGCACGGCAGCCGCTGCCGCGATCGCACCATTGACGGCGTTGATGTCTCCGAGCGGGTTGGCGTTCTTGAAGTTGCCCTGCAGCATCCCTTCAAGCGCGTCGGCAGCCCTTCCGGTGTTGTCCGCAATGGCGTTCATTACTTGGATTTCCGGCCCTACTCCGATCCTGCCGGCCAGCGATGCGGAAAAGGTGCCGATCGACTTGGCGGTCACGCCACCGGCCGCGGCGTCCATCATCGGCATCTGAAGGTCGCCACGCTTCGCTTCGTTCTTGCGAATCTCGTCCGCCTTCTTGCGATTATCCTCGCCCTGCCTCTTGATCCTTTCTCGCTCTGCCTTTAGCTCGTCGATCGTGCCAGGGCGATTCTTTTGGGCCTCGTCGTCGGCCGCCTGGCGTGCCTTCGCCCTGCGATCCCTCTCCGCATCCCTTTCCTGAGCCCGAGCATCGGCATTCGGGGCCTTCGCCCTCTCCTTCTCGATGCGGGCGTCGACGGCCGCGAGGGCGTCAGTCAATCCGTTCAAGGCGAAGTCCCAATCAAACGCCGCCTTGAAATACTTCCCGAGCTTCTCAAGGTTCCCCTGCAACCAAAGAATGTCGCTACCGAAAAGACCTAGAAAACGGTCCAACCCCTCAATCAGCTTGTCGCCAATCCAATCACTAACTCCCATGACCGTGTTCTTCACCGCGGAGAACGTGTCGTGGAAACGCTGCTGCATCTCAACCAACGCGATGGCGAGGTTGATATTCATGAGCTGCCACGCTGTTCCGAAATCAAGCGACATCGCAGCCGCCATGATCGCGTCCATTTCGCCACGGAATGCCGGGGACAGCTCGTACATATTCGCCAGCATGATCGCCACGCCGGCCGTCAGGGCCGCGGCCGCTATGCCGATTGGCGACGTAAGCAATGCCAAGGCTGCCGACAGCACTGCCACCCCAGCGGCGAGCGCCTTGAATGCAAGCCCGGTGGCTATGAGCACAACGCCCATCCCGACGAGTGCAACCGTGGCCCCGACCACTGCCGTTGTCACGCCAGGGAATGCGGAAATGAGGGCCGCCACAATGTCGATGAACTTAGCAGCGGCCGCCGCCGCGTAGGCGATATTCGGCCCGAGAGCCTTTGCAAACGCGATTGTCAACCGCTCAACGGCAGACCACATGGCTTGCATCGCCCCAGTGATCCCGCTCATGAGAATCTGAAACTTCATCGCGACCGGAAGGTTTTCTTCCATCGCTTTTGCAATATCCTCGAACCCCTCTACCCCTACATTGAGGAATGCACCGATTACACGAATCCCTCGGTCGCCGAACACTTGCCCAAGAATCCTGTCCCGCATCACCTTGTCTAACCCAACCATTTCACGTTCAAGGATGTCAACGATCTGGACGAGCGGCAGTAGATCGCCGTCGGCATTGCGGAAGCTCTCCACGGTGAGCCCGATTTGGGCCAGTGCGGCCTCAGACTCCTTGGCCGGAGACGTGAGCCGCATTAGGGCCGTTTTGATGCCCGTGCCGGCCTCCTCCCCTTTGATCCCAAACCTCGCCAAGACCGCGAGACCTTGCGAAATATCAAAGAGCGATTGATTGAACAAGGCCCCGGCAGATCCGACCAGGCCAAACGACTCAACCATTGCGGCGATTGACGTTTCGCTGGCATCCGCGGCGGCGGAAAGAGTATCGACGGCCTCCGTTGCAGACACGCCGAACGTGTTCATACTCACCTTCATGAACACGGCCGCTTCCGCCATCTCAACGCCCGAGACTCGTGCAAACTCCACCGCAGCCTTACCCGCACCACCCAGCACTTGCTCGAGCGACATTCCGGCTTTCAGCAGCTCAAGGAAAGCCTCTGCGATTCCGGACGGGGCGACGTTCATCGCCCTAGACAGGTCGAGAGCGGCTTTCTCAACCGCTTTCAACTCGCCGTCAGTGAGGCCAGCCGCGGCCTTCATTCCGAGCATGGCATCCTCAAACTTGGCAGCCGTCTTGGCCGCGAGCACCATCGGCAAACCGAGGGCCGTCCCGACCAGTGACATCGACGTGCCAAGAGCCTGCATCGTCGAGCCGATGGCCTTGAGCCGGCCCTGGACCCGGCTCATTGCCTGCTGGAACTTCGTGTCATTGGCGTAGATTTCCACGAAGGCACCACCAGCACGAACTCCAGCGGCGCCAGCCATTCTTAGCCCCCAAACATTTCAGCGAATGATTTCTCGTCGAGCATCTTTGGCTTTGGCTTTTCGTAGAAGGGGTTGAACTCGCGAGGCTTGTAGGGCTCCCGCCTCTTCTTTGGATCGCGGTGAATGGAGTAGTGCTGCGCTACGACGGTTGAGGTGTGGCCCCACGCTTCTTTCTGCTTTGCCGTGGCCGCCCAGACGAGCCCGCGGAGCGTCCATTCTCCAGGGTGGACTCCGATGACGCCGGCAAGCTCGTAGCAGAGCTGGTAGAGGTCAAGAGGTTGTCGATCGCCACGTCCATCTCCTTCTCCATGTGATGGACCCTCGCCTGCATCGTCTCCACCACCATCGCGTCGGCCTGCCTCGCCTTGTCGAGAGCCATCTGGAGAGCCGGCCTTAGATCCTTGCGGCAAAAAAAAACCACTTCATCCAAGAGGGCGTTGCTGGCCTCGTGTAGCGTGTCGGCGTTGAACCCGTCGGCAAACTGCTCCGGAGTGAGGCCACGCGACTCGACCTGGTCTTGGCACATCGCATAGAGAACGCGGCCAAGCGTGAAGACGTTGTTGATTTCCTTGAGGCAGTTTTGCGTAGTCGGAAGATCAAGCATATCGACGCCTGTTAGCGTCTTGGCACGCTCAAAAGCACCAAGGCTTCCGCGGATGCTCCAAATCCTGCCTTCTGTGTCAGTGAATGCTTTCATTCGTGCCCCCACTGCCTGAGAGTAAATCTGGCAATCACAACATCATTCAAGCCCTCGTCGGCCGTGACTTCGTGAACAGTGAAGTTCTCAGACACCTCAATCAGACCTTTCGTTGTCGTCACTCTGACTGACTTATCTGAATCCTCGGCCTCCCGCAGCGTTTCGACATCAGAAGGATCAAGTACCTCAACATCAATCTCGTAGGTGCGATGAATGACAACGGACGATCTGCATTCATGCCCGTATCCAGTGGCGTCCACCTCATTTGTGGTCCGCCTCACGCCTACGTCTCGCACGCTTTCAAGCGTCGAGCCATCTACCTTGAACTCACACTTGCAACCGAGGGCAAACTTTTCAGTGGGCACGGCTCACCTATTTCGACGAGCAGATCATGCACCAGTAGTAGTAGGGGTCTTGCGGAGGCTGATTGTCCACTCAACAGCGTTGTCCAAATCCTGCGACTCAGAGATGCTCATTACCTGGAACACCCCAGTCGTGCCATTGCTTGGGCCGCTCGGAGACAGCGTGCATGTGATCGTGCCGGTAGAACCGAGCGCCGGGATGGTGTGGTCTAGACAGGTCACGTCGACGGTTGTGTTTCGGCGAACAAACGCGAACTCTGACTCATCTGAACTGCCGCGGGTGGTGACGTCTGCTTCTGCCGAGGTTTCGCGATTGACTGTGACCGACTTTACGTCCTTATTGGCAATGCCGTTTGAAAACGAGAACGTGCCATTCTTGCCGAGGTAGTAGGTGTGGGCAGCCATTTGGTCGCGAACTCCTTGTGCAGTGCGGTTAGGTTAGTGTACCTATACGCCAGTATACCTGTAAACCTATGATCCACTAATGAACGTGCCCCGGCCAGACTGCGACGCGCTGAACTGTCCGCCGAACGCTTTTGCAAGGTCGCCGTTGGCGACGGCCCGCATCAGTGCCGGGTGCATGTAGGGACGCTCCGGATACCTCACCACCCGACGTTGCGAGGTGGCCTGCCAAATCGACGGGTTGACCGGCCTGCTTCCCACGGCCCCGGTCCTGGTGATGACCGGGCCGCCGGGATAGCGGTTGCGATAGACCCACAACGAGACGGTTTGCGTGCCGCCAAACTCGTGCAAATAAGGCAGCATCTTGCCCTTCTTGCTTGGGCCGACGACGGCCGACCTGGTCTGTGCGTCGAAGTAGTTCCAGAGGTTTCTGCGAAACCCGAGCATGTTGGAGTGTGGGACGTGCGTGTGCGGAGGGGTGCCCGGAGGCGACGGCGGCCTCGTCTGCATCTCCATCACCCTAGTCTGGATCGCACGACGAGACCGGTTATTGGTCCCCGGCCTCGCCGCCAGTGCCGCCAACGCCACGCCGGGGTTGTCCTTCATGATTTTCAGTTTTGGCCTGGCCGACCCCATCTTGCGAATGGATTTCCTGGCGTAGTCCTTGATTCGCAGCGACCCCCTCGATAGGGCTTTGTATTCCATCGCACTCAGTGCCGACTTCACCGCAGCACGGTCGAAGAACATGCTCGTGCTGACCCGCAGCGAAACGCTGGGGATCTGGAATCCGCCGCCCATGGCTGCGGCAAACGGGTTACCGCCCATTGGAAAGAACTGCATGGTTATGCCGCGTCGTGTTGTCGGGGAACCCGGTACGAAACCTCTATCTGTGCCATGAAAATGCGGTGATCGCTAAGGTTGTCGCGGTCAAAAACCGTCTGGAACGAAGACGAGAAGTATTTCGCATTGTCTGGCATCATCGCCGTGGAGAGCGTGCCGCTACGGATCGCGTCGATGATGTCCTCGCACAACATCATGAGCGGATCCACTTGCTCGTTGCTGCCGTCGGTGGCCTTGGCAACAATCACCATGACGGAGTGAGTGAACAAGTCTTGTTCTCTCGACACCGGCTCAGTCTCGACCGGGCCTGGCACCACAGAGACCCGCAGCTCTTGCAAATCCTGGCGGTCGTAGTCCGGCACGTATCTTCTCAATGCAACGACCGGCATAGAGAACGACTTTGCAGTGAGTGCGGCTGCGAGCGAGTCTGCGATTTGTACAGCGACTGACATTCTTATTCGGCCTTGGGGCCGTCCTCCGATTCTATTGTCTCTAGTATGCGGACGTTCTTCGCGAGCCTCTCGTCGGCCGGATTCCTAGCAAGCGCTTCCCTGGCGTGTAGGAGCGCCTCGCCATACCGCCCCATCTGCATGGCTGCCGAGCACGCCAAGTCAGGAACGATGTGCGAGTAGCACGCCGGATCGCTAGCGTGCGACCGGTTCTCGTCGGAGCAGTTGAGGGCGTGCCGTGCCCAGTAAAGCGTGCCCACCGGATCGCCCTTCGCCCATGCCAACTCGGCGACGTGGACGTATGCCTCCGGCTCCAGCGGGCTCTCTAGCATCGACCCGAGCATGTGGCGGGCACGACCGCGCTGATCCCGCCTGGCAAGCACCCGGCGGGCATACGCCCGCTCGTTCGGAGCCCCGCCCGGCATGGCAAGGTATTTCTGAAACTCCTCGACACACGCCGCATCGTCGGCGTAGTCCAGCTCACGAGCGAAATACCATTGCATCCGTGCGTCGGTCGGATTCTCACGGACGGCTTGCCGGAGAAGCGTCAGGTCGGTTTTATGGACCTTCCCCGGCTGCCG